ATGTTTTTACATCATTTTACAGAGATTTACGACACTTTTGCCCCTTTTTTGCCCCTTTTGAGCAAACAAAAAAACCGCAAGCCTGAGCCTGCGGTGAAAGAACAATTTAGAAAGTTTCCTTTCTATTTATTTAACTGTAATCAAGCCATCTGGCTCTACTGTGAACTCTGGCTTGTCTGCCATGCTACCGTCTGGTTTGAGGTAGTACCAGCCTGTTCCGTCCGCTGACTGGATAAAGGCATTTGATACCATGGCGCCTTCTTTAGCGTCTAAGTAGTACCAGGTGTCCTTGTACTTGACCCAGCCTGTCTTCATGGCACCTTCTACATCAAAATAGTACCACTTCTCAGCGATTTTCTTCCAGCCTGTAGCCATTTCGCCTGAGTTGTCGAACCAGTACCAATTACCGTCTGTGTGCTTCTTCCAGCGGTCTGAAAGCATATAGCCTGAGCCATCGAAATAATACCAGGTACCGTTGATTTTCTCAAACTTATCTTTTGGATAAAAGCCGTCTGAGTGTACGTACCAGTAGCCAGTGCCATTTTTCTGCCAGCCTGTTGCAGCGCTCAAGCCGTTTTCGATGTCTTGCTTAAACTGTTCACGGCTAATGCCCCAACTTGCAAGATATGGATATGGATCCACATGGTCTGAGTGGTTGTTTGGTTGGTTATTGGTACAGTATTCATGCGTCTTGATACCTGCCAAGTCGTCTGTATCAAGAGTCTTCGGCAAGCCTGCTTCGTCCGCTAGATTGCGTAGCAATTCGATATAGAGGCGATAGTCAGCCATAAACTCTTCCTTAGTTGAATGGCTTTCAATCAGTTCAACCGCTGCATAACTCTCAGCATTCCAACCGCCCCCAACATCCCAACTTCCGTTGTTCACAGGACCTACTTGCATGATGCGACCGTTCCCAACAACGTGCGAGAAAAAACCTAATTCTGGGTCTTTCCGCCAGTGATAATCCGCTTCATTTTGAGCGGTTGAGTTACGGTTGCCTGTTGAGTGGGCATGTACTTGTCGATAAGGCTGCACCCCAACCTGGGGCAAGCCTGTTCGTAGTCTGCTTGTATCGATATCCATTACTCTTGTCCTTTCCAAGCGTCGTTCATCTGTTTCACTGCTGACTCTACGAAGGTGTCTAAGTCTTTGTCAGTCATGCTAATATTGTATTTTGTAAGCTCAGCACGAATTTTAGCGCGAGCCTGTGCCAGTTTTTCATCTCCCTTGTAGCCAGTTTCAGCAGCTACCTGCTCCACGGCATTTACTGCATTTTTGGCCAAGATTTCAACAATCTTGATGGTCTTTTCTCCACCTTTTTGAACCAGGTAGTCCTTGACTGCCCTAACTACAACCCCTGCCAAAACGACTAGGATGCTGATTGCTCCATTAGTAATGATTTCAGTAATTTGTTGCATTTGTTATTCTCCTTTTTCGATTTCTTCCATGCGGTCGTTCATGCGAACCATTTCTTTTTGAATGTCTCCGACCGCGTGAGTGATTGTGGTTAATTCTGTAGTGGTCTTTTCTAGGTGAGTCATCAAACGCTCTTCTCGTCTATTAGAGTCGGCCTTTGATTGCTCGTGCAAATCCATAATCTTCTTCTCTCGCTTGTCCGAAGTCTTGATAAGATATCGAATGATAATAAAGAAAAGCAAGATAAACAAAATCGCCCAAGCTACCTGACTTTGAGCGATTTTTTCAGCTTCTTCAATTGGCATACACACCTCCTATTCTTTAGGTTTTACCGTTGGATCCGTCCAGTCAGGATTGCCCTCTGCATCAAATTTCATGATATAGAATTCATGATTCAACAGAACGGCTACGTTGATTGTTGCGATTGTACCACCCCACTGGTTGAACGCCCAAACGGTTTCAACATCCTTTAATTGGCGACGGCCATTTACGATCACAGGACGTTTTTGAACATCACGATACATATAGAAGTCATCGCTTACATTCTTGCAACGAATGAACTCTCCATTTTCTTTCATGTAGCGCAAAGCGCTCGCAAGATCAAATGGTTCTGTGATTTTTGTAAGGTCTAGTAAGTTATCTGTGTTTTGAATTGTTTCTGCCATGTCTATTCTCCTTTGTCTGCTGGTTTAGTTTGTTCATCAAGCAGAGCTTCCAGCTCATCCACTCGTGCTTGAAGTCTTTGATTCTCTTCCCTTTGCTCATTCAACTGAATACTCAAGATATTACTTGTAATCATCGAATTTGTTGAAGTTGTTGACATTTCACTAATTGTCATTTGTAAGGCTTGGTTAAGCTGTTCTGTGTTCATTTTCTAAGTTCTCCAATCTGTGTGTTCGTTTTCTATTTTCAAGAGCAAGCTCTTAAATTGCTTTAAGTGCGATATTGGTCAACATGTTGTTATTCATGCTATTGTTTTCTCCATTTTTCTATTTTTTGATTTAATTCTTGAATAGCCTTGATTAAGTAAGGAACTAAAGCGGTATAGTCGATATGTAGATAGCCATCTGGATTCTCAGGATCTCGTGAGACAATTCTTGGAACGATGGTTTCAGCCTCTTGAGCTATTAGACCAATCTCCTCATGTTTCTTACTTTCGATGAAATCAAATGCAACCATTCTTAATCTGTTGATTTTATCCAAGGCTTTCACAGCTGTATCTGTGATGTTCTCTTTTAAGCGTCTGTCTGATTTTTGTTCCATCCAATACTTCACGCTACCGCTACCGACCTGATTCCACCAAACAACCGCATTCCTTCCGCCTTTGGGATTCCAACCATCACCAAGCACATCTTTACTTCCAAGTTCGATACCATTTGAAAACACAGGAGAACGAGAAAAAGTAGTATTCCCATAGAAGTTTGCTCTCGATGAATTCGAAAAATCCACTTGATCATAAAAACCGACTTCATTCCTACAGTACATTTTCCCATCAGTATTGACGTTCCATGCTTTAGGTCCGGCATAGTTCCAATTATTTCCCCAGTTCGCCCAGAAGGCTGTCCGGACTCCATGCCCGGCACCATTCCCCATACCAACAGAGAACTGATTGACACCTGAAATCCAGCGACCGCCACCCTGGTCAAATTGACCAAGTGTGAATCCACCAATTCGGCCTTGATAGGCTTCTAGGAAGGTTGAACTAGAAATGACGGACTCAACCTTAGTAGAGAAGATACGTTTAGATGTCAGTTGGTCAATAAAAGCATCATTTGCAGTTAATTTTTTAATAAGCGCATTGTCAACTTTCAACTTCTCAGCAGTTACCGCTTCAGCTTCTAATATCGTAGTCGTGACCGAACCAGCTTCAAAATTGCCCGTTTTCAACTTATCAACCATGGCAGACTTGATGACTGCTCTGTCAATCAGGGTCTCTCCAGTGATGTGGGTCAATTTCCCAACAAAGCGGTTATGTCCATTGGCGCCAAGATTGATTCCAGAGATGATATCTCCAGCCGAGTTGATGTTTTGAACTGCCCATGAGCCAGTTAGTAGAGTCATTTTTGTTTGCGTGGCTTCAAGCTTCTTATTCGCATCTGCGACCACATCTTCTGGATGTGGTTGCCATGTTCTAGGTTTATAACCTTTGTACAAGTCAACTTCTGTAATATACAAATCAGCTGTTCCTGATGATGAGCCATTGTTATCAAAACGAATGTAAGCATTATCCATTTCTCCGGAATTAAAAGTTACTGAGACATCTTCGCATCTAGAGGTAGATAGTTTCTTGCTGCTAACAACTTTCTTAACGATTGTGAATCCATCGCTCTCGCCTGCTCTTCGTCCCAAAATATAAACATCATAGCTTGCGAGAGCACTGTTGTTAAATCCTCTAAAATTCAGTACATAGTCAGTATTTCGTTCAAGATTAAAACGGTGACTATACAAAAAGTTTTCGTTTTTAGTTGCATTACTTAAACGCATAAGGTCTTTCTGCCCGTTGTGATAAAAGCTATGCTTAACCAATCTTCCTAAATTTTGAGTTGAGCCCCATTCATTCGTAGCATTTTTAAAATCACTATTCTTAATGAGGTTAGGGCCGCTTACACTATATTTCCCAACCTCAACCTGAAACAGTTGATTGGTCAGAGCCATGCGAGCAACCTTATCCGCAATTCCATTTTCAGTATTGCCCAAAATCCGCTCGTAAAGTTTACTGGTTTCCTTAACACGCTGGAAGTCAGTAGTCTCTACTTTTCGCGCTAGTTGATTGGTCACATTCGCAAATTGACTATCAGCATTCGCTTTGTTTGCAGAAACCTGATCAGATATTCTACCCATTTGTCGTTCAGCATTATCCTTGTTTGTAGCGACCTGAGTCTTTAAATTTGAAATCTGATTATCTGTGCCTTGTTTATTACTGTTTATCCGATTTGAAATATTTGAAATCTGAGTAGTGGCTCCTTGCTCACTGCTTGTAAGTCTATTTGATAGACCACTGATTTGACCGCCCACATCTTGCTTATAAGTAGTTATCTGACTTGAAATATCCGTGAACTTACCATCTACAGATTGACGATAGCTAGCGATTTGACTAGCGATGTCTTTATTCGCACTAGTTTTAACAGCTTCAATCCTCTGATTGATACCCTTAACATCTTCTTGATAAGTAACCTTACCAACGAAATCACGATTGACCAGCTCACGGACTGCTGTCGCTTGTCTCGTGCTCTCCTCACGAGTATAGCGCCGTAGGGCTTCCTGTCGCTGACCGTTTTTATTTACATATTCCTGAATAGCTGATAAATCGGTTCGCAAGCCCTGAGCTGTCCGCTCAAAGGTAGCCTTAGCTTCAGTGATGAGACCATCAGCGTCCTCAGGCGCAGGACTCCAGTCCGTCGCCACACTACCGATTTCAACCTTGATTCCTGTTACCCAAGCTGTACCGCTTGTAGCACCTTCAAGATTGAATCGCAATGATGTCTTCAATTGATCAAAATTTGTTTTTTCAGAGTAGTCATAAGTGAATGTAATATATTTCCAATCTGCCGAACCTTTATACATACCAAGCGTAGCATAATCTGGACCACTCTGTACTCCGGTCTCACTATTTTTTCTAAAAAGATAATGTTTGAAGCAATTAAATACATTCCAAAAATTTCGACCTTGGACTACATTTTCGTACTTGATCCAAGCGCTAAAAGTAACTTTTTGGTACAACCTTGAGCTGAAATCTGGTTCAATGTTGAACGTTAAAGTAGAGTTGTTCTCTAGCCTATAGCATTCTTTTTGACCTGTGACGTGGTTTTCAGGTAATTTTTCAATTACAGCTCCAACCGTCTTGGATTTTATCCATAGATTCCGGCCTCCCACCTTCATTTTTGAAAATTCTTCACGCAATTTCCCAGCTTCAGATACAACTAAAGTCTTATCTGCTTTATCCTTGGTTGCGTTCAGGATTTCCTGACGGATAGAGCCAGCTCGCACCTCAAATTCAGCCTGACTCAACTTCTGATTTAGTTTGTTCTGCGTGTCTGTCTCAAGACTCTTCACAGATTGCCGGATATTTTCAGCAGTCACATTGAGTGAGCTGATATCGGCTTTGGTTCTAAGGCCTTCAGTCAGACGGCTTACACCAGCGTCGAGTGAGTTGGCTCGTTGTTTGAAGGTCGATTCAACTGTTGAAATCTGACCTTCTATATCTTCAGGAGCTTCTGAATAAGAAGTATCTACATCGCTTATTTCAAACTTCGGCATCCAAATCCAAACGGTTCCTTCCTGGTTGAAATTGAACAACCATTCATTTGTGGTCTGCTTGGATTCGTTTGTCCAACCTTTTGGAATATGGACAACATATCGTTTAATTTCTGTCGACAATGTCACATTTCCAGTTTTATATCCGATATTCCCTAATCGAGATCTTAGCATTATTCCATTTTTATTTGCCTTAGCATAAAAACTAATGGTTACATCTTGATTAGTCGTACTTCCGGGAATTACTTTCCCGAATTGACCCAGAGCTGGGTAAGTAACCTTGGGATTCCCTCCATCACGGCCAGATGGATTCAGACCTATAATTTTAAGAGCCTTATGTCCAAGATACTTACTTTCGCTATCGATAGCAGCCGTATATGTACTCGTTGTCCAAATTCCTGTTTTTGAAATATCCTGCTTGAATAGTGAGTTCAAGAATAGATTTCGACCGGATGCCTGCACACTCGCAATCCGACTAGCCAGCTCCTCAGCTGTCTGCGTGAGTTCTGACTTGCTGGCTTTATCCTTGGTTGCGTTCAGGATTTCCTGATGGATAGAGCCAGCTCGCACCTCAAATTCAGCCTGACTCAACTTCTGATTTAGCTTGTTCTGCGTGTCTGTCTCAAGACTCTTCACAGATTGCCGGATATTCTCAGCAGTCACATTGAGTGAGCTGATATCCGCTTTAGTTCTAAGCCCTTCAGTCAGACGGCTTACACCAGCTTCGAGCGAGTTGGCACGCTGTTTGAAGGTCGATTCAACTGTTGAAATCTGACCTTCTATATCTTCAGGAGCTTCTTTTGAGCTTGTTGCCAAACTTCCGTCTTCCAGCTGGGGCGCAAGAACATCTAAATATTCTCCGACCTCAGCATTTACGAGATACACATAGCCAATTGATGCGACTCCAGCCCTATTTCTAGCGCTAGTAAACGATAGCTTTGTCCAATTTTCATCCTTTAATGTAAAGATGGGCGAAATACCCGAATTATCATTGACTTGCCAATAAGTTTGTAGCTTGACCTTTTGACCTCTTCTGCCTTTGACCCAACAAGACATCGTGTATGTGCCTTGCGAGATATAAAATCCATCTTGAGCAATACCTATTTGGTCTCTAGCATTGCTTGAGGTCAATCGTATCGCTTTATCAAAGCCAGTTGCTGGACTGTCTGATACATCAATCGTCTTTGCCGTCCCAGCGCCTGACGGTCTAAAAGTACCTGATGCCCACAATCCTCTGGCTAGCATCATGCGCTTTGTACCCCGGATATAATTCCTACCCCCGACCTGCACACTCGCTATCCGACTAGCCAGCTCCTCAGCTGTTTGCGTGAGTTCTGACTTGCTGGCTTTACCATTGGCCAAGTTGGTCAGTTCTGAAAGTCTACGAGTCGTCGTCTCCTCATACGTCGCTTGCGCTGACTTCACGCCAGCCAGTTCATTTTTAGTCCGGCTAAGTGCTTCAACTTGCTTGGCAATCTCAGCTTCAGCCTGTGCTTGCTTCGGTCGAATATCGTTTGCGATAGTTCGTTTTAGAACATCCAAGTCACCTGACAAAGCCGTCTGAGCGCTCGTAGTCTGCGACTTAAACGCTTCAAGTCTAGCGACAGAATCCAGCTCAATCCGCTTAGCTTCCTGAGCGAGTAAGCTACTTGCGCCAGCCAGTTCATTTTTAGTCCGGCTAAGTGCTTCAACTTGCTTGGCAATCTCAGCTTCAGCCTGTGCTTGCTTCGGTCGAATATCATTCGCGATAGTCCGTTTCAGAGCGTCCAAGTCACCCGACAGAGCCGTTTGTGCGCTCGTAGTCTGCGACTTAAACGCTTCAAGTCTAGCGACAGAATCCAGTCCAATCCGCTTAGCTTCCTGTGCAAGCAGGGTACTTGCGCCAGCATTTCGCAAAGCTTCCTCAGCCTTGCGCTTAGTTTCTTTCAATGGCCCGTTGTCAAAGCTATTAAATCGCTGATTGATAGTGTCAGACAGTTCTCTCTTGACTTCTTCCGCCTTGGCCTTGGCAAGTTCTACTTGATCGTTAAAGTCTTTTTTGATTTTGTCGACCTTTTGGTCAAAATCTTTATCTGTTGCTTCAATCTGCGCTTGGATTTTCGCTTCAATGCCACCTTGTTGCTTAATATGCTTGGTAATCGTACCCTCGTAAGAATACTGAGTATCGTTTCCAGCCTTACTATCTGCGCTGATACGCCCTCTCAGACCACCTTTAAAAGTAAAGCTCTGACTTAACACAGGAACTTTAAAGGTCTCTTTCTTATTGGTCTGAATGGTTACCCACTGCCCGACCTCAAGCAGTAAATGCCCTTGGTAGTTGAGATTATACGGATAGTAAGTTAGGTTTTTCAGTTTGTAATACAGGTCATTTAAAGCGCTCTGGGTCATGAAGACATTGTCCAGTTCCAAAGACCGGCCCGTCTTCATACCGACCGTCAGAGACTTCTTGTCCGTCTTACAAGTGATACCAGCTATCTGATACTCAATCTCACTCTTGGTCAAGCCATGCAAGAAGTAACTGTCAGCGTTGATCGTGATATTGGACTCAGTCAAATCACGGATTTCCATCTTGCCTTCTCTGTTGAAGAAACAAGACATCCCAATCATCTGAGTCATAGCGCTCAGCATATCCCTAAAGGAAAGTTTCTTGCCCTCAGGAACTTGCTCAATATGATAACGCATCGCGCTGATTCCGAAATAGTCATTCGCTAACTCAATGCCTGTTTTCAGGCAGATTTCCTGAATAACCTCTCGTACTTCAGCTGGGAAATGCAAGTCCGTCACGTACTCACGATTGAGCTTAAACATACCGTCCATAAGTTCAAGCGTGGTAGTGTTTCGGTTTCGGTCAATCTCAATATCGTTGATGAAGTATTCCCCCATCTTGACCCACTGGTAGGTATCCCCAACCAGTAGACCAATCTCAGGGTGCAGGGTATCCAGCTTATTGAACGTGGTAATGATACTGGTAAAGGTAATTTTACCGCTACCAGCGCAGGTTCCACCAGGCTTATAAGTATCGCCCTTGATGTAGCCATACTCAAAACTAGCCTCTTTGATATCCCGTGAAGCATATTCACCAACACGAATAGCCAGCGTCCTTTCCTTGGCAAACATAGATCTGTCAAATTGTCGTCTAGTTAAAGCGTCCATTTTCTTACCTCTCTACCAGATTAAATTTAGCGCCAGACCAAGGTTTAAACTTCTCAGTAAAGGTATAGCTAGGAGCTGTCCTAGCACCGACATAGAAAGTCTTTGTGACTTGGCCATCCATGGGGTCTGGATAAGATACCTCAAAAAACTTCAGATGATACAGCATGTAAAAGCTGACTTATTTCTCCCTGAGTCATCATACCCCATTCACAGTCTAGTTTGCGTTTGGTCGTGATACGGTCACGCACCATGTCGCCATTGGCATTACGCCCTGTCTCTCCATCGATATCTTGAATACCGACTTGAAAAGATTTGGGAGGCTTCACAGCCACCCCATTGATTGTCAATTGTGCCATTTAACCTCCTAAATCTTGAGCAAGGTTTGACCTGCTCGTTCATGTTCCTTGTTGATTTCTTGGATAGCTACCCGTCCGAACTCATGGCCTGCGATTTGGATAACGATGTCGCCAGCCGGTAATGAATAACCTGTAGGTACATTATTAGCAGGCATTCTTTCAGCCAGTTTTTGAGCCAAGATAGAAATCCATCCTGTATTCCGTTCAAGAGGCATTACCGCTTCTTGACCAGCTTCTCCGACCCCAATGATGCTAGGAGAGTTGAATACACCGCCTCGTGCATACCAATCTACAGAGAATGATGGAATTCTAGGAGGCATCAAGCTGAAGCTACCAGATATATTAAAGTGAGGGAGTTTGATTTTTGGTAAGCTCCAATCAAAGTTAAAGAAGCTTTTTAGTTTATCGATACCACTTTTAACGATGTTTTTAGCATTATCCATTGCATCATTAAACAGATTCTTGAACCAGTTGGGGATTTCTTTCAAGGCATCTTGCATATCTTTCCATCTATCACCAAACCAAGAACCGATTTTTTGGAAAGGATTCTGAGTTTTCTTTTTTGCACTCTCAAATTTCTCTCCAAACCATGTATCAGCTTCTTTCACTCCATCTTTGATATCATTCCAACGGTCACCGAACCAAGAGCCAACTTTTTCAAAAGCTGAGTTCACTTTATCCCGACCTGACTTGAACTTATCACCAAGCCAAGTATTTGCTTCGGCAAGTGCGTTTTTAGAATCATTCCAACGGCCACCAAACCAAGAGCCTAAGTTGCCAAATATATTTCCAATAGCGTCCCATGCTTGCTGGAATTTCTCGCCAAACCATTGACCTATCGGCTCAAAGATTTCTTGTAGTTTCGTCCATAGACCGCTGAAAAATTCGCCAATCGCTTGACAAATACCACTGATAAAATCACATAGTCCTTGCCATGCAGTTTTAGCAAACTCAACAACAGTGTCCCAATTTTGGTAGAGCAAAACACCGATAGCAATTAAGGCTGCGATTGCTGCAATAATCCATGTTATTGGACTTGTCAAAACTGCTAACGCTGCATTAAAAGCCCATGTTGCAGCTGTAGCGACTCCTGTTGCAACAGAATGTGCAAATTTCGCCGCGGTTGCTAATCCCATTTTCGCTGCATGAGCAGTCCATGCTAGAGCTGATTTACCAAGTTCTAAAGCAGTTTTTCCTAGCTGTGCAATTGTTTTACCTGAATTGACCACAAAATCTTTTGCATATAAGGTGTTCAAATAGATTGTTTCACCAAAACTGACCAACTTATCAAATGTCAATGCTTTAATAGCAAGACCTAGATTCTTAATCCCTCCAACAATCAAAGAGACCTTACTACCTAACAAGCTGAATGCTCCTGCAAGTCCTCCAGCTTGTTCTGCCCATGATAAGAAATTAATCGTTTGCCAAGTTGTTATCAAAGCTACGATAGGTTCTTTGTTTTCTTTACACCAGTCAGAAAAAACGGTGAAACCATCTGCCACTAACTTAATAGCATACGCCAATAGTCCCAAAGTGGCTAAAAGGCCACCTCCTAATAAATCTGAAATTCCTTCAATACTAACACCGAATACTCCTGATAAAAACTCAGCAAAAGGTTGCCAGGAATTCTCCCAGAGAATCTGAATAATGTCAATTAGCCCATTAAAAGCATTAGCAATAGAGTTAATAGCAGGGACTACATGTTCATCATAAACACGACTTAAGCCATCGCCAAATTTGTTAACAGACCTTTCAATGCTCTCAAATACAGGCGCAACAGTATCTAATAAACTTTGGAAGACTGATGAAATTTTAGGAGCGCTTGTCACAACGACTTTTTCAAAACCTTTAAACAAACTTCCTGCTAATTTACTACCAACTTCAACAATGGTAGATGTCAAACTCAACAGAGTTGACACAATAGCGCTACCGATACGAACCGCACCAGTTGAGGTAATGACGTCGTAGAAAGCACTAGAAAAGTCCTGAGCTATGTTTCCTACTGCCTCGGAAAGGTTACCAACATTATCAAACAAAGCGACTAGCGCCCTGGTAATGCGTTCTTTTTGCCTTCCAAGGCCATTTGCAATACTTTCGGCAAGGAAAACACCGATACCTAGCCCGATAGTAGCTATTGAGCCTGTCACTTGCCCTAAAGCATAAGCAATTTTCTCAGCCATTCGGTTAAAGGCATTCGGAACCCTTGGGTCAGTGACGATTTCTCCCATTGTCTTAGCTATTTGGTCTAAGGCAGTCTTAATGCGTTTTATACCTTCTGGTCTAAATGCTGCATCAAAACCTTTCTTGAAGAGGTCAAACAACCCTTTGAGCTTATCTCCAAGACCATCAAAAATGCTCTTGAATTTGTTGTCCATGTCGGTCAACTCGACTTCTGGCAAGATGTCTTTGAAAGGTCCGCCACCGCCTCCCTTTCCTTTACCACCTTTGCCACCGCCTCCAGACCCGCCTGCGTCGTCATCTTTTGGTTTTTGCAAGATGTTAATCTCATCAAATCCCAAAAGACCTAGCAACTCTTTAGCGGCCTTCTTAGCGTTTTTGGCTGAGTCTCCAAGATTGTCAGCAAGTCCTCCTGCTGAATCTCCAGCGTCGTCTACTGCGTCAGCAAGGTCTCCTGCTCCGCCTGCAGCATCCTTCATGGCGTTACCCATGTCTCCAACTGCTCCACCAACACCATCTTTCACTGTTGCTTTCTTGTTGAACATCAAAGCGATAAACTCAGCGAGTTTAGCAGTAACGTTCTTTAAGACCATAGCAAAAGAGTTCAAGACAGGCATAATGGCATTGATAATCGGTAACATAGAGTTACCAAGGTTCAATGCTGCGTCCTTCATCAGCGACTTAAATAGGCTGATACGACCATTTACAGAATTAGACAAGGTATCCCCATACTTGGCTGTAGCCTGTTCCAGAATAGCCATAAGGCGGATTTGTTGCTGGGTTTGGTAATCCAACTGTTGCCAGCTCTGTCCGTTTGCGAACTTCTTAAAAGCTTCAGTGGACTCAATCATAGCCACATTGACGTTGATTCCTAGGTCCTCAATCGCTTCGGTGTTCCCTAGTAAACCTGAGCGAATCCGCTCCATAACGTCTGTAATCGTGCGCCCTGAACCTTCAGCAACCACTGCCGATGTCTGCAACATCTTAGCAGTATAGGCGCTTAGCTTGTTGGTATCTTTGATAAATCCAGAAAATAAGTTTGAGTAGACTGCACCGTAGTTGGTAGCCTCACCCACACCCATATTCATAGCGTTGGCGTTATCGTTAACCCATTTCAAGAAAGATTGCGAACTCTCGCCCATCTGTCGCTTGATTTGGTTCATAGACGCTGACACTTCAAGAGCCGTCTGCGTTGAATACATCCCAACATCAAGTAATTTCTTACCAAGGATTGCAAAACCAGCAAACTTAGCCAGCTTACCAAACGCACTACCGATTGAGCTCGACTGTTCACGAACTTTGGCAGTAGCATTTTTCACTTGGTCAGATGTTCCTTTGACCTGATTCTCGACTTCTTTCATCTTCTTCCTGAAAGGCGCTATCTCAGCGTCAATCATGACTTTCAATTCATCAAGAGTTGCCATTTACTTCCTCCTTCCTTTTTCGATTATGTCTCTCTGCAAATTCACGCATCCGTTCCTTATGCAACAAAAGTGCTTGTTTCTGTCGTTCCTGTTCTACTGCTTGTTGTTCTTCTACAAACAACTCAGGCGCATATTCCCAGAACTCAAAGGCCTTGGCATCTTTGGATAACAATAAAGAAACGTGGTTGGATATCATCTGCGAAAGTCTGTATGAGTCAATAATCTTTTCTTTACGCTCTTGGATTTTGACACGGTTATAGCTTTCAATCATTTCTCTGATTTCAAGTACCGTCAAATCCCAAAAATCAAGAGGCTTGCCCCCGATGTCCAAAAACATAGGATAAAGCCTCTCAATAATCTGAGTTACCGTTAAGATTACTTGTCTACTGTCATTTTCTTCTTGGAAGTTTTCTTGTCCTTGCTTCCTCGTGGAGTAAAACCCGATACTTCAAAGAGTGGCATCAACACCTCTGTCATGAAGGTTGTTTGGTCTCCGCCATTGTCCACGTATTCATCGTATAAATCATAGACATCCTCAAGAGAATACCCATGTTCATACTGCTGCAAGGCTCCGTGAACTAACAACAACATAACTTTCAAAGGCGGTAAAGTGAACTCTTCGCCAGCTTCAGGCATGAAAATCTTCAGCAAGTTCATGCCGATTTTTTCTTCCACAGTTGCAGCTTGATGAGATGTCAAACGTAGCTTCAACTCTTTTTCGTCAGTAACTTTCCAAAGTTGTGTATTTTTAAA